CGGGGGTGTCCAGGGTGGTTATGATGGTGTCGGAGATGTCTCCGCCGGTTTTGTCGGCTTTTTTGTCTTCCAGGTCCTTTAGCGTGGTGTCCAGGATTTCGGCGTTTTGGTTCAAATCGTCGATGGAGATGTACTCGTTTGGCTCGGGCTGCTTTAATTTATAGTTTGTTGTCTCATTCATTTAGATTCACCGTCCTTATCTCTTCCCATGTGTGGGCTACGGCCTGCTGCCAGGTAAAGCGGCTGACATCATGCCAGGTATTGTAAATGTATTCGTAGGTAACCTCCAGGTGGGCCGGCTTGATTTCCTCGATTGTAAGTTTCAAGTCGGACATGTTGCCGGGGATTCCGAGGGTGCCTGTGAAGCGGATGACGAAGCGGCTGGCGGAATTGTCCTCCAGGACTTCCACCGCTCCGTTGGAGTAGCGGCTGGCCACGTCCGTCAGCATCGCCTTTGTGGTGGTGCCTGCGCCGGATATCTTGGCCATGATCCGCTCCTGGCGGAACTGCCCGGACTTGCCGGCATCCACCTCCAGGCCAAATATGGTTTCGTACCGCTCCAAAAGGGCGGAGGCAGTCGTCACAAAACATTCCTGGATAGCGGCGCTGAGTGCCGTATCCAGCTTGTCCGTCTCCTCCGACAATATGCTCTGGAGCAGCTGCATGGTTCCATTTTTCTCATAATAGTCGGGTAACAGTTTAATCAGCTCCAAGTGTACTCACCTCCACCAGCGAAATCCCGCCCAGCACCGCAATCTCCTTTTCCCCAATCACCACATTTCCACTGCCGGAATTCAACAAAAATCCGTCAAAATCCTCCACTCCGGCAATGTCTAACAGCAGACTGCCCAGCTTTGCATAACTGACCCGGTAGGTCTCAAAAACCATTTCCTTCAAAAATGCATCCACCGCGCCTTCATAGGCCGCCCGCACTTCCTCCAGTGTCCTGCTGCCGTCCAGCAAAACCCGGGCCGACACGTCCACGGCCAGCGCTTCCGGGCTTTCCACGGAAACGGTGGCTCCAATCGGCCGCACACGTTCCAGATAATCCGCCACCACATCCGGCAGCCCCGCATCTATCTCCTTATCGTCATTGACCACCAGCACGGTCACCGTTCCAGGCCCCTTGTCCAGTGGAAATACCTTCGCCGCCCCAACGCCTGCCACCTCCTGCGCCCACTGCTGATAGTGGTACGCATTTCCCGACGTGGCGGGCAGCCGGACTCTGGTGTAAAAGCGCTCCCGGAGAGACTCGTCGCTCTCCTCATCCGTCCCGGCCGTGATAATGTCCGTCAGCCGGGCCGTCACCCCGGAACTATCCGAGATCGGCTCCAAATCTCCGCTGTACCGGTTTCCAATCTCCCCTTCCATCTCACAGATCACCTCATAAATATCATTTTCTATCTTTTCCGTAACCCGATATACCAGATTGTGAATCCCCCACCGGCTTCCCGCATCCACTGTTGCCGACGCCTCCATTTTCCGCACCGCCGGAGTGGCTTTTTTCCGGACAATGCCGTAGGGAGCCACCGCCAAATCCAGATAGTTCCCCACCGCCGTATCCGCAAACACCAAATCCGTAAAATGTTCCAGTTGAAAATTCTGCTGTGCCAGAAAATAGGCGCAGGGGGCCAGGGCGTCGTAAATTATACTGCCTTCCCGCCTGTCCACATTGCCCGGAACACGGTCCAGCATTTCCTGCAAAATCTCCTCATATGTGACGCTCATACCGCCACCTCCATTTCCATATCAAAGTCCCCATAGATGCTGAAAACGCGAAACGAGCAGTGGCAGCTGTCCCCGGAAAATGTGAACGCAAATCCATCCACTTCCCGGATTCTGTCATCCTTCCCAAGCGCCTCCTGAATCATCCGTTTCAGCTCCGCCCGGACAAACGGCCGCTCCTCCCCGATCAGCTGCTTCCAGGCAATCCCATAGCGAAAGCTGTATATCGGGTACTCATACTGCTCCGTGGACAGTTCCTTCTCTATGGCCTGCTTTAACGCCTCCAGGCTGTCTACGAAGCCCTCTATCTTCTCTTTCTCACTCCATACCTTGTAGTTTTTCCCCTCATACCTCGGATTCCGAACTACCAAATCCGGGGTCAGGGCCGTACTGCTGTCTGCCATCATCCACCTCCCCCTTCCGTGCAATAGGGCTTTCCGACGATTTCCAGGATGTAATAATCCCGGCCGCCATCATTTCTCAGCAGCCGCACGCTGTCGCCGGGGGTGAGTTTCCCTGCCATATTGCCTTTTATCATGCTCATGGGGAGCGGCAGGCGCTCGTTGACGACCACCGCGCTGCCGTTATAGGTCCCCAGGACCACCGCGGCCACCTTTCGGTTGTTCAGGTAATTGTCCACGATGGTCTTGATTGTGTTAAATAACTCGTTGGCGCTGTTTTTGTCAGCCATCCATCATCACCTCCACTGACATGGTGTGGACCGGGAGAAAATTATGTGTTACTTTTTTCACAATCAATCTCCGGTTCAGCGCCATGTCCTCAATGCTTCCATAAATACTGTTCCCCGCCCGCACCCGCAGATCACCGAGACATTCCATGCTCAGCGTCTCCTTCTCGTGATTGTAGAGCTTCAGCAGATTGCCGGCCCGCTCAAGGGCTTTGGCGGCGTTGTCGACGCCGGACTGGGAGGTCTCAAAATACTGGAGAAGCCCGTATCGGTTGACCGACTCCTGGTCCACGGCCGCGCCGACATCCATCTGGCCTGTGGCCTCATTGTCCCAGCCGACTTTGACGCGGTTGTAAAACTCGTCGTCGATGGATTTTTCCCAGCTGTACCCGGTGCAAAGGCTGTCGTCGCCCAGCACCAGCGGCAGCTGGAGATTTCTCATATTCCAGAGACAGATGGAGCCGTACTCGTCCCGCAGACAGAATTTCTCCCCGGTGGCAATCAGGGTGTCAGAGAGGGCCCTGGCCACCTCGTCCAGCCAGCTTTTATCGGCATCCGCAATGGGGTCCAGAACGTATCCCGGCTCCTCCAGGGTCCCAGCCTTCAGGGAGAGAAAGGTACACATATCCTGGACCAGATTCCTGGCGGTGCCGTGCTCCAACACAATAATTTCCTTGGCCTTGGCGTAGCGCAGCTGGTCGTAGGCCTTGACGGTGATGATGCCGCTCTCATTTCCCGACACCTTAAAGATGCTTCCGAAGAAAATGCCGTCCGCCTGGCCGTTGTCCGTCAGGCGGATGACGTCTCCATTTTCCAAAATCAGACCGTCCTGGATGTAGGAGACCTCCAGACTGCCAGCCCCGTCGTTTAGCGCCTCGGACCAGGAAATGTCTCTGCACAGATTGGAAATGTCATAGATATTTCCCTGGTGTTCCACCAATACTTCCATGTCTGCCACCTCCTATCCCGGTATGGTGAGAATCTGCCCCACATTGATGAGATTGGGGTTCTTGATTCCCGGGTTGGCGGAGACAATCTTAGGATACTGGGCGCCATTTCCATAATATTTCTTAGCGATGGCCCAGAGGGTGTCTCCTTTCATAACCGTGTAGGCGCTGTTCTCCGACGCGGCCGGGTTCTGTGGCGGGGAGGAAGCCGTGTCCTCCTGCCTGACCATGGCGTCCGGAGTGGCGACAGCGACGAAGCGTTTGCCGGGGGCCTTGTATTCCATCAGGGTCAGGCTGATGTATTTGTCGCCCTCCTCTCCGGCTTTCTCGACGGACTCCACGCTCTTGACCAGCACCATGGCGCTAATGTCATCCGTGATGTCGTTGGAGGCGATAAAACGGATGGGAGTCTTGTTTTCCTGGGCTTTGCGGAACATTTTCTCGTAGTAGTCGGCTCCCTGGAAACTGCCAGCGGTCCGGACGTAGTGGTACTCCTGGCTTGGGAATTCAGCCTCGAAGCTGTACTGTTCCAGTTCGCAGTAAGTGGGGACGGAGACCTGGCCGGCGCCAAGGACCTGGAAGGTCTCCACGTTTAATCCCCGCGAGCGTTTGATTTCCTCCGGGTTGACCGGAAGTTTGTATTTTTTGCCGCCGTATTTGAAATATACGGAATAGGACATTATGCCGTCACTCCTTCCGGGGCGGCCGCAATAACGCCTTTCAGCTGCTCCACCACGTGGGACATCACACGGTTGGTGTCAGCTTCTCTGGTGATTGGACCGCTGAATTCTACTTTGATGTTGGGCGCCAGGGTATTCTGCGCAATCCGCGCCACGTAATCCCGTTCGGCGAGGGTGCGCATCCACTCGATGTCCTCCTCATTTTCCACCTTGACGGCGCCGCCGGCTCCGGTGCCCTTGACGGTGGCCGGGTTGCTGGCAGTGCCAAACTGGTTATAGTCAAAGCCTCCATTTCCGCCACCGGCAGGCAGGATGCTCTCAAAATCCCAGTCATCGAGGAAGCTTCCAACGTCAGCCCCCTTGTCACTCCAGACCAGGGCCGTATCGACGATATCTTTGGTCTCCATCCGCATGTCTTCCAGCGAAATGTAGCTGTCCTTCTTAAAGCTGTCGCCGAGGGCCTGTATTCTGGCGGAATGTCTGCTCACGGCGCCTGCCAGGCTGGTACCGAAGACATCATCGATGGCTTTGGCCAGACTCTCAATGACCGAGAGCGCGCTGGTCGCCATATTGACAAACAGATTGACAGCCGCTCCCAGCGGGTCCTGGAACACGTTGGCGATAAACTCCGCAAAGGAGACAAAAATGTTCCACAGATGAGAGACAACATTATAACCAACGGCGTAAAAAGTGCCGAATAGGCCGCCCACAAAGCTGAATATCTCCTCAAATGTGACACCCATCGAAGTCAGACCCACAATCACGGCTCCCAAAACCGCCACAATCAGCAAAAGCGGCCAGTGAATCATCAACGCGGCTGCCGCCGCTATCAGCATTTGCCCCGCCCAGACTCCGGCCATAATAATCGCTCCGGCAAATATGGCGCTGATGACAGGTCCTCCTTCGATCAAGGAGTCCACCAGCCAGTTTACCCCTTCCGCCACGGCATCAATGCCGCTTCGGAATACGGATAGCAGCGTCTGCACCCCGGAGCTGTTCAAGATACCGGATATCTTTTCCATGGCCGGGCCAAAGGCTTCCAGCAAATCATTGACCATCAGCGGCCCTATGTCACCGAACGCCATCGGCATTTCTGCAAATCTGCCGTTAATGTCGTCGGCTGACGCAAACATGGCGTTTTTCAGCACCTCGGAGGTCACGCGGCCTTCGGCGGCCAGTCCAAGCAGCTCCCCTTTTGATTTCCCCATATAGGCCGCAATGGCATCGGCCACCGCCGGCGCCTGTTCCATCAGGGATTTCAGGCCGCCCTCCTGAAGGCTTCCCTCTGTCATGGCCTGTGTCACTTGGGAAAAGGCCGACTGCCGCTCCGACGCTCCGGCGCCGGACAGACTCACTGATTTTTGCAGCAGCTCCGTAAAGCCGATGGCCTCCTCATTGGATGTGAAGCTGCCTCCGGCAAGACTCATGCCGGTGACGGCCGAAACCATATCCCCGTAGCTGCCCCGCGACCGATTGGCGGCTTCGAACATTCTTTCCTGCAAGTCTCCTTTCGTCTGGCGGTTGTCATTGATTGACTGGAGCCTTGTGCCGCTATTTAGATAGGCATCCGTGATTTCCATGCCCTGTTTCAGCGTTTTCATGTTGAATGCCGCGCCCACCAGTTTTTTGAATCCGGCCTCCACCTTTTTTGCCCGGTTTCTGACTCGTTCCAGACCGTTATCCAGATATTTTGCCGCAAGGGAAGCCTTGTGCATGCCGCTTCCGGCCTCTTGGGCGCTGGCATTTACCTGGCTCAGCCCCGTATCCAGGACTTCCGTCCCGGCGGCGGTATCTCGCATCCCATCCCCGGCCTCGTGAGCTTCTGCGGCCACATCTGCCAGACTGTTATCCAGCACCCCGGTGCCGGCGGTGACTGCCTGTAAGCTGGTCCCGGCCCGCTCCGCACTGGAATTTACATTCATCAGGCTGATGTCCAGCACTTCCGTTGTGCCGGCCGCCATTTCCATCGCGGCTCCGGCATTTCCAACGGAATCGCTGATCATTTCGAAGACCTGAACCTGTGCCGTCATTTTCCGCATCACGATCTCGGTTCTTCCCATCATCTGTGTCATGCTCATGCTGTATCCCTCCATGGACGCCATCATCCCACTCAATGTCGCCATCCCACCACCTCCTTTCCTTTAACTTTTCAGCCTTGCGGCCTCCTTCTTCTCCTGTTTGATCCTCAAATCGATGCTGGCATAGACCAGGGCTTTTTCCCGCTGGCTCATGGCGGCCAGGGTGGATGGGAGGATGTGCAGTTTCTGCAGGGCGTAGTGCATGTAGTTTAGCTCACCATCGCCCTGCTCTATCAGTTTTTTGCCTCTTCCACATCCTCGTTGATGTCGGCGTCAAGGCCGGATATCTCCTGGACGGCCTGCATCAGCACGGCGAACTCGCCTACGTAGAGCATAGCCGGAAGCACCTTGTCGGCCCCCAGCACGCCGTAAGCCTTCTGAAGCTCCGCGCTCTGCAAATCCGGGAACACCACGCCGGCGGCTGTCAGTTCCTGGTTGTAGGAGACCCGGTCAAAGGTCTCGTTTCCCTTCTTGTCCTTCCTGGTGTGTTTCCGGATAATCCCCTCATTTTCCTTCTGGGTGATGGGGCGGATGATAAACGGCACCGGCTTTCCATTCTCCTGAAACCGCTCGGATACCATAACCTCCCGGTTCTCCGCCTTAATTGGATTTAAAAATGCATTCAATGATGACATATGATTTCCTCCTTCTCTTTTTGTTTTATCTCATATTCTCCGGCAGCACATAGCTCTCCAGATCGTCCAGGTCGTCGAAAGTCAAATCCGTGTCGGTCGTGTTCAAATCCTCACTTCCGTCCTCCAGATAAACCACCGGCACCTTGGCCAGAATGCAGTTGCGCATCACTACGGTCCGTTTCCCGATGGTGGACGCCGCGTCCTCGTTGGTGGTCTGGATGCTGATCTGAGGCGTTTTCCCCTCCTTGATATACTGGTGGTAAATCTCCAGCGCCGCCGGGCTCACATTGTACATGGTGACAGTGCCTTTTCCTTCCGCGCCTACCACCTTGTGCTGCTTCATCCGGTGTCCCAGCAGCTTTTTGGCAATCACCGTGAACTCAATATTCGCCTCAATTTTGGAAAGTTCAAAAAAGTACCGGTTCTGCCCGTCCACCGTGATGAAGGCGCTTCCCTCGCTGCCGGTCACCAAATCAGATATTTTTGTGTAATTATTCCCTGCCATATGTAAACCTCCTGTTTTCTAAAAATGTTTCGGCCGTTCTTTAGGAAAGATTGACCGTGATATAAATTTTCTCCACGCTGTCCACCGGCTGAATGGCTGCCTCGACCACCACCGCGTCGGAATCCACGCCGGCCGCGACCGTCACGTCCTCCGTCTCAAAATTCTGAACCGCCCCCATATTCTGAAGGGTGTGGAAATAATCCACCAGAGCCGCCTTCAGAAGCGAGCGGCCATCCGCATTATTGTTCACCTTTCCCACATAGCTGCTCTCGAAAATGGCGGCGATGTCGTTGGCCACATTGTCCACCGTGCGGATAACCCGGTTTTTCGTAAACATTTTCCCCTTCTCCACGGTTACAGTGGTCATCGAATTGATATCGTACACCGCCGTCACGTTCTGGGCGGAATCCACTTTGAACAGGAATCTGCCGGCCTTCACCGCCGCCTCCATCTCCGACTTTGTCATCCTGGGAACCACGTCGACGGCCCCGTTATAAGCCATTCCCGTGTTGGATGTGGTAATGCTGGCGCCGGCGGTGGCTCCGGCCACCCATGCGGTTGTCTCGGCCGCCGTCAGTTTTGTGCCGTCCGTCATCACAACGCCCTGCACCACCTGGATGATGGCCTCGCTGTCCGCCGCGTGATTGGCGAGAACCGCCTGACATTTGACGCCCTCGTCCTCCCTCATGGCTTTGATCCATGTGGCGATGGCGGTCTTGGCGGCTGTCTCCCCGTCACCGTCGTATGGATAACAGAGGGTCTGGAAGGTGACAGTCTTCAAGGCGGCCAGCGCCTCCGTCACATCGTCCGCCGTGTGGGTCTTTGGAAGTTTGTAGAGCAGAACGGTCTTCGCTTTTTTCAGCGCCTCCACCGCCAGCTTTTTGTCCTCCGCCGACGCTCCCTCCGGCCAGTCTGGCTCCGTGGCCGTGACGGTGTAGATAGCCTTGTCCTCCCCAGCGCTCATCTCCTGAAGAATCACCACCGTTCCTCTGTCTCCCGGTGTGATAGAGAGCGGCTCGTTTGTCCGGATATTGATGTAGGCTCCGGGCAGCACCTTGTTCTGATTTTCCCATGTTCCTGCCATATGATTACTCCTCCTTTAAGTCTGTGTTCTGCGCCAGACTCTGCATTCTGCCGGAATCCTGTTCCTGGCACACCCGATAATCCACATCGAATGTGAAATGCAGAACCTGGTCCACAGGTTTTAAGTTTCTGTTCCTGATACGGAATCCCTCAATTGAGAAATCCCTGGTTAACTCCTGGCCGGTCCCCCAGCATTCCCCGTACCCTTCTGTATGGGATTCCGGGTAATAGGAGATGTCCACGTTCACCGTGTTTTTATATCTCCCGTTAATGCCTTTCGCCACCTTCTGGCCGGCCAGCGAAACCAGAAAGGATGGCCGCACAAAGTTTTCCGGCATGTCCTCAATGTATATCTGGCACTGCCGGATGGCGCCCAGCCCTGTGATGATTGCTTCATACAATTCTGTTATCATATTCGTTTCCTCCCCATGGTTTGTCTCTCGCCCGTTTCATCCTCCACCTCCTGACTGCCGGGCGGTCATCACAACCGCCCATCTATGGAAAAGACAGCCGGGTTTTCATTGCCCGGCTGCCTGATACTATCATCCTAGCATGATGCCGGCGAACAAGTTGAACAACGGTGTAACTTTTTTAAATTTTTGCAAAAAACCGGTTATTCCGCATCCGGCAGCTGTCCTCCGAGTAGGGCACCCGTTTCCGGGGGAACAGGTCGTTCATCTTCTGGGCCACCTTGATCCATGGAAGGCCGTCCAGATAATAGAGGCGGAACATGGTTCGCAGATCGGACTTGTCAATGCTCTCGATATCCTCCTCCACCTGGCACATCAGCCCCAGCAGTTCCCTTTCCTTGGTCTTTAACCGGTCTTTTAACAGCTCCAGCATTTTCTTCTTGGAGTAAAATTCCGGCACCGGATAGCCGGTAATCCGGATGTTTCCGTAGGTGCCGTCCTTTCTGCTCCCCTTCACCGTGTCGGCCACCTGGTGTGGGGCACTCAGAAATTTCTCCAGCTTGACGATACGTTTTCTGATATCCTTTATCTCTTCCTTCACTTCGCTGTACTGAATAAATGCATTTCTGTCCATCGTCATCCTCCTCCATATTTTTCATTGACACACTTACCCGGCAATGATATACTGTTCTTATCGAACATTTGTTTGGTTTTTGTATTTCACTAAATTTTACCGTTAACGGTAAGATATGTATCTAAAATACTATACTTAACGGTAAATGTCAACCGGTTTTTTGCATTTTTTTACCGTTAAGTATTAATTTTTGTTTGACTTTTTTATTCTATCCCGGTAAACTGTTATCATAAGGAGGTTTACTCAGATGGGGTTAGAAAAGATAGCGGAATATAAGAAAAAACTGGGCATTACCACGGAAGAGCTTTCCAGAAGGTCCGGCGTCCCACTGGGGACTCTCAACAAGATTTTAAGCGGGGCCACGAAGGACCCGAAGCTGGAGACGCTCAAGGCCATTGCCAGGGTGCTGGGGCTGTCTCTGGACGATTTTGACGATGGCGGGAAGGCGGAAAGCAAGCCCACCTACAACGATGTCATCACGATTTACACCCGCAGCAAGAACAACCTTTCCCAGGAGGAAAAGATGAGACTCGCCCGCATTATTTTGTCGGATGACGAGGAATAGAAGACGGAAGTGACAGCGGCAGATATCCGGTGCATGGATATGGAAGGAGAACAGGGATATGAAGAAAGAAAATATGATTTGGTATGACAGAAAACGCTTGTGGTGCGGTCTTCCGTGGACCTTCACCAAATATGGCATGGATGAGGGCCGTCTCTTTGTGGAGACCGGTTTTCTCAACACAAAGGAGGAGGAAGTGCGGCTGTACCGCATCCTGAATATCAGCCTGAGCAAAAACCTGGTTCAGCGCATCTTCGGGCTGGGCACCATCCATGTTGACAGCACGGATTTGGATTTGAAATGCCTGAAAATCACCAACATCAAGCACAGCGACCACGTGAAGGAGCTGCTCTCCGGCAAGGTGGAGGAGGAGCGCATGCGCAACCGGGTCAGCGCGAGGGAATATATGCACAGCAGTGAGGATGAGGATATCGCCGATATGGATGACGACCGCCAGGACTATGATGAAGATGACGGAGATGAGCATTAAGGATTATTTCTCTATGCTGAAATGCGCTATCCGTTCTTTGGAGTCATAATGCCTTGTCAATCAGTCGTTCCGCTGCATTATGCGATAGCACGGCATCGCCACACTGTACGATAGCCTGGCATCGTCGCACTGCACGACAGTCCGGCATTGCCACATTTTTTGACAAATCATAACCACCGGCTTAGCCGGTGGTTTGCTCTGCCCCTATAAGGGGCTT